TTGTTTCCGATTTTGCTTTCGCCATCTAGCGGGATACGGAGCTTAAAGAAGACTCCAGCTTCCCGTATTGATGTGACAGCTAGCTTACCTACGATCTCAGCTTCACTCGCCACTACGTCCACTTGGAATTCGTCGTGACTGTTAAGCACGAACATAGCGTCAAGACCTCGGTCCTTGATCTTGCGGTCAAGGATAATCAGGGCTTGCTTCATGACCAAGGCTCCTGCGCTTTGCAGGAGGGTGTTCAATGCGCTGTGTGGAGATCTGATAGGGATTGTTCGTCCGTCAAGACCTCGCAGGCACTTACGGCTCCTAGCAGCTTCAAGGACTCCGTCGCGCAATGCTTTGAGACCTGGGATGCCGTCGAGGAAACGTGTTTTGAGAGCACGTCCCGCCTTAGCTCCCTCTCCAACGATGCTGCCAATCTTTGCATCTCCTGCACCATACAGGAACGCGTAGATGAATGTCTTTGCATTGTCGCGGCTAGTGAGTCCAGCAGCTTTCTGATTATGACTATGTATGTCACCTTCAAGTACCTGAGCGGCATAAGCGCCTCCGTCGTGTGGTGTTAAATAATGAGCAAGCATCCGCAGCTCTAGGCCGCTAGCGTCCGTACCGACCATCTTGCGCCCCAAGCCCACACAGAACAGAGAACGCATCTCAGTTCCGAAGGCCTTTCGAGGTGCTGGAACCTGAGACATGTTAGGTGAGAAGTGGGTCATCCGACCCGTGACTGCACCGTTCGTGTTGAGTCGTCCATGTATGCGACCATCAGATCCCAAGTACTTGATCCAAGACTTGTTGCCTTCGACTAGCTGGCCTATGCGTTTAGCGAGCATCATGCGCCTAGCGAGCACTTGGGCCTCAGGGTACCCCAAGCCCTCCAACACATCCTCGTCTACTTTGACTTGGCCTGTGTCCGTTAGCTCCGTGGGCTTCCACTTGTACTTGTCGATGAGCCGAGACGCGATCTGCTGCCGTGAGCCTGGGTTAAAGACTTCGGTCTTCGTGACCGTCACCTCCACTCCAGCCTTATAGCCTCGCGTCTTGTTGTCCCGTTTCGGAACAAACTTGCGAGCGACCACCGTCCTTGGCGGGAATAGGTCATCAAGGCTTTCGTCAATCGCGGTGCGTTCGGCAACCAAGACATCGTAGAGCTTCCACGCGGATGGCTCGTCAAAGAGCACACCGTTACGAGACTGCTGTTCAATGATCCAAGCTGTCTTGTGCTCGATCTCCATGCTCAAGGGCGTTGGGGCCTTACGGATCACATGGTCCCAAAGGGCCACAGTCGCCAAGACGTCGTCAACGCAATACGACATCATAGTGTCGTTGTACGTTTCCCAGCCTCCGTTATACTCGGTCTTGTGGGTACCTAAGCGGTGCCCCCAGGCCTCAAGGCTGTGAGAGCCGCGAAGACGTGTAGGAATCCGAGCGCGGTCAGCGTCATCTCTGCCCACATTCGGATGCACAAGCCGAGCCACCATCAAGGTGTCCCTTACGATGGACTGGTCTATCTCAATCCCCAGCACCTTCTCAATGGCGGGGATGTCGTACCCAATCACGTTGTGTCCAACCAACAGATCACACGTAGCTAGGTATCGACAGAGACCAACAACGCTCGCTTGATCGTGGGCGACTAACACTTCTGAGCGGTCGTCAAGGTTGACAGCCGCAAGGCAGTGGATAGTTGTCACGTCGTCAAGGAGCGCGTCGGCCTCAAGGTCAAAAGCGTACCTCAGGGGCACAGGGCCTCCACGTCCAAGAACTCGTCACGGTCCCTCACGTAGCAATCCCATTCCATCGCGTTGTAGCAATCAACGCACAAGGATTCGTCGGCCCGGTCGAGTTGCCAAGAGCGGCAGCTTTTGCACCAGAAGTCAGGGTCAAGGGGCATCTACGGGACCTCTTGCGTGATGGACTTATGGACCCGTGCCCACGCTTGGCTTAGCTGGTTACGCATCTAGTAATCCTCCAGTTCGTGAAGTTCTTCACCTGAGTCCAGGAGTCTCCCGGTCTCGGTGTCGTATTTTAACTTGCAGGCAACGCCCTCTTGGCCGCTGTACCTGTTCTTCAGGACCCGACACACGGTCGGGCTACTCGGGTCTTGCTTATCCCGTTCAAGCGCTACGACCATGTCTGCTAGCTGGGCAATAGACCCAGACCCACGCAGGTGGCTAAGCCGTACTCGGTCCCCTTCCTCGTGTCCTCGGTCGCTTTTACCGATGCGACGGAGGTGGCTCACGATGTGGATGCCTACGCCTGTTTGCTCGGCAATGGAGCGTAGCTCTGTGACAAGTCCGTCGATGGCTTTACGCTCGTCTTCGTTGTCGATGGCTGACACGGCAATGGAGATGTGGTCCAACAATATGTAGTCAACCCCAAGGCCACAGGCTAGGTAGCGGATCTTGGACACAAGAGCGTCACAAGCTACAGATCCAAAGTGATCGTAGAAGTGAATGCGTCCCTTCACATACTTGTCGAACAACGGTCTCAGGTCTTCAGCAGAGACGCCTTCCCGATCAAGGTGAAAGGGTCGGTCACTAGCAAGACTCAGATACCGCGTGATGGTCTGGCCTACGCCCTCTTCTAGGGCCACAACGCCCCAAGTCACACTCGGGTCATCCTTTAGGCTCTTGAACACCACTTCGTTCGTAGCCGTACTCTTACCAACTCCCGTCCCAGCAGTCCAAACCCACAGCTCTCCACCACGGAGCCCGTGTGTTTTCTCAGTCAACCCAAACCAAGGGAGCTGGATCTTAGACTCGGGTCGATCCCAGAAGTCCACGACGTGGTCCCACAAGGCTTCGCCGCTTACGATGCCATCTGGTCTCCACTCTTGGGCCTCAAACTGGATAAGGCCGCGAAGGACCTCAGGGCCCTTATCAACCAAGACATCCGAGGCGTCCTTTAAGTCCGTAGGCCAGACAACGTGTCGGACCTGTCCAGGCTTAAGCATGACAGCCACATCTTCCACAGCCCGCTTCCCTGGCTCGTCACCGTCGAACGCCAAGACCACTTCGTCAAACCCATTCAACCACTCAAGGTTGTCACGTACAGACTTGACGGCACTCTTGGACCCACTAGGAATGCTCACGACTGGCCACTTGTTGCCGAAGGCTTGACTAATCGACATAGCGTCAATCTCGCCCTCTGTCACAACAACGCGCTTGCCTTTGTCCTGTTGGATGTGCTGGCCAAAGAGCTTGACACCTCGCATCTTGCCTTCCCACCGAAAGTCCTTGTCAGGACCTCGGGTATGGACAGCTACAAGGGTGTTGTTTTGATCGTAGTACGGGGCCGCATGGACTTGGGTATCAGGTCGGATGCGGTACCCGTATTTCTTCAGGGTCTCTGGGCTTAGCTTGCGGGAGCGGAGAGGTATGAAGTCCCCGTAGTGACGGACGCTAGAGCTGGTCAATGTTGTAGCGTGTCCGCCTTTGTGAGCTTCACACGAGAAGCAGAAGGTATGACCGTCTGGGTACTCGGCTTTGGCATCAGAACTACCGCAGTCAGAGCAAGGGAGCTTGGTAGCTATTGCTTGGTCGGGGTCATTCATAAGTTCGACCCCCATTGTCCCGCCATTGCATATGCGATGCCGGCATATGTCTGGCTACGCTTCTGCCATCTGTCCGCAGATGGCGGGAGCCTGTTCTGGCCGCTATCTGTCTGGTTCGCCCACCGAGGCTTATTCCGAACCATTCGCGGACTCACGTACCCCGTCGGGAATAGCTTGGGAAGACCCTTTAGCCAGAGCCCGGTTTTTTTGCTTGCATCCTCACCAAATTGGTATGGCTGGATATACTGGTCCGGCTTGCGAATGCGGGTGGAGATGCACCCCACGGGATTCTCGATGGCGACGCGGGGTATGTCTGTATTCATCAAGGCCTGGACGAACTCCAACGCATCCTCAGTGAGTTTAGGATCACGCAGTCCGCGTGTTGTCCAGTGCATTCCGCTACTGCAAAGGTAGGTGCAGGGTGGATGAGCTATCAGCATGTCCCAACCATCGTCAATGATGGTAAGTAGATCCCCTTGGATGTGGTTTCCATCGCTGGGCAGTATGTCACACGACCATGAGTCATGACCTACCGCGGCGAAGGCGTTACGGACCACGCCAGAACTTTCGCAGCCTACAAGAATGCGTAACCGTTTACTCACGCAGCCACTCCTCAGGAATAGACCGGTGTGCCCACTTGAGCCCCATCTTGTCAGCCCACATCCCGTAGGACGTCCTGCTTCCCTTACGGATCTTGACGTTAGGGTTCTGAAACACGAACCGAATGTCTAGCTCTGGGTGTTGCTCTTTTACGAGCTTGTGCTTCCGTCGATCTGCTACGTCCCAACGCCCCTTTGCCTCAACAATGATCCCGTTAGGCAGAATGAAGTCTGGGGTGTAGCGGCGGCTCTTAGCTGGCTCTGTGAAGGTGATGACCTGAGTCTCGTACTCGTAGTCAACCTGCGCAGCGTCCAGTTGAGCCCCAATCTCGAACTCCAAGCCAGACCGATAACGGCCCTTTGGCTTGGAGTTCGAGTAGCGGTTGTAACGGATTAGGCCAAAAGTTCCTTGATGCGGTCAAGGGTCTCAGGAGACGCAGTGTCAAGACGCTCTAGGAGAGGAAGGCTGGCTGTATAGATGTGGTACATCCCTAGTAGTCCTCCGCTACAAGGCCTTCAGCTCCCGCCTTGTCTTCGTAGCCATCCTCAAAGGCCTCAAGGCCCTCAGTGTCCCCACCGTTCCCAGCGTTGAGCGTCTTGACCTGGACGACGTTAAGATAGAAGGCTACGCCAGCACGTTGGCCGAAGTAGTAGGGACGACCTGCGCCAACCTTGACGACGCCTGTGCTTCCGTTGCCAATCTTAACAGCGGTCGGGTCCAGTTCTTTGAGGGAGGAGTCAAAGAGCTTAGGTGCCCGCTTGGTCGTGAACTTGAAACGCAGACGACCCGTGGGTTCACCCGTGTCTTTATCTTCTTCAGGGACCCCAGGGTACTTGACGCTTGCTGCGATCTTCTTGCGCTTGCGGGCATCACGCTCAGCTTGTTGAAGCTCGTCAATGCCTGCGTCCACGATAGCTGACAGACGCTCTTGTAGCTCCGTGCCTTCCTTTTCGTCCAGGACAATAGTGATCTCTAGTTTCTCGTTGTCAGGGTCGAAGTGGGTGCTGGGGGTGTCGAGGTGTGCAAACAAGAATTCGCCAACAGGTGTGATGATGGATCGGTTGCTCATGCGTGGGTGTTTCCTTTTTGGGTGGTGTTGTGTGTGGTGGAAGTATTTGGTAGTACCGAGTTGCCCCATGTCTGGCCCAAGGCTTGGCCCTTGTCCTGACTCTGGCGGCTGTCACGGATTCGTCGTTTCTCCACTTCGGTGAGTGGCTCTCGGTTGCGGTGGTGTTTCATACTCTGTGCTTCCTCTTTTTGGGNAGTGTCTCAAATCTGAGAACTTATCTACGAACTATTACAACATTGGTGCTAGTTGAAGGCGTAGTTGCTGGTTCGGATCTCCGAGACCTCCCAGGTCCCAAGGCCTGGAGGCTCTGGGATCTCTACGTCCCCAGCGGCTTGTTTGAACATCTGGTACAGGCTGTCAAGGATGTCGGGCTGGTACATATCAGCGAAGGTTGACCGAAGCGTATCTCGTAGCTCGTCTACGTCACAGGCGTGGGTAGCGAAGCTGTCGTGAACAACGCTGATAGCTGTGCCTGGAAACGCATTGACAGTTGCGCACAGGTGAGCTGCATCCAAGCTGTGAATACAGTTCGGACTGCTCGCTGCTTTACACTTGCGGGTATTGAGAGCGTCTTCACCTGTTGGGCGACAGTATGGAATAAAGAAGGGCTTAGGTCTTCCTGCCACGTTGATGCGGCAATACGCTGTTGCTGCTCCCTTTCGGTACTCTTGGACCCACGGGAACCCTGAGGGCGTTACCCACGCTATAGGCACGTTAAGACCCACCAAGATCCCCGTACAGGTCTTGAGCCACTCTCGGATCTCTCGGCTAGCCTTAACAACCTTTCCGATAGCTGATTGAATGATCTTGCCAAGGACGCCACAGGCTTTAGACCGATCACGGAGCGAAAGGTCCCCAAGGTCGTAGCGCTTTGGCTTGGCCTTTACCTCGGAGAACAGTTGCTCTTGGACCCCACGGTGCGTAACCCCGTAAGGCGTGGTCATGGTCGGACGCTTGACTAGGTTGCGATCAACAAGCGGTATCCACACCCGAGCTTCGGGGTCTGTGCTACGGTTGAGCTTGGCCTTTACGACCTCAAGGACCTCAGTGTATATGTCGTGCTGTGAGCTGTCACAGAGGTTCGTAGCGAGTGCCCCTGCTGCGTCACGCCCAAGGGCGCTAAGGTGCTGGAGCCCGCTACACGTCCCATCCTGCGCTATCGGAATATGAGAGACGTGATCTGGTCCATCCCTTTCAAACCCTGACCACTCACAAGCCCACGCCAGGAACTGCCAAGGCTTGTCAGCGTCGTGCCACCATTGATTGGTAATGGGGTCCTCACAGACCTCTCGGATCTTGTGGGCGTTGTCAAGGGCCCATTGGGCGCGAGCGTCAAGGGGAATCTTATCCATGCCGAAGGTGTTGGCTCCGTGAACTGCGAACCAATAGGTGCCCTTTGGACCTAGACGTTTACCGAGGGCAAAGCGGACCAGGGCTTTGCCTACGTCATCCGTCTGGGGTCCAAAGGTCGTGGGTAGTTGATAGACCCGACCTCGTGTGTCTACGTTGTGTGGGAAGTAGATGTTCGGCTCGTTGCGGAAGTAGCGGGCCCATTGGAGTTGACCCAAAGCTGTGAACGTGCGGCTCCGTTCGCGGGCGTGTTCCATCCGAATCTTAGCGCAGTTGTATCTGTGCTTCTTAACAGCTTCTTCTGTGGGGTCTAAGGGCCAAGCAGGCATCTCAGGAGGACTAGTCGAAGGCAAGCCCGCAACACCTCCTCCGCAGGTCTCCAGGCCCCATCCCAGGACGTCCAAGACGCTGTTGTTTACCGCGTACGGTACTGCTCCGAGTCGAGAGCAAGCGTTGAGTATAGGTGTGAAGTCTGTGTCGGGCATGTCTGTGTACTCGTTCCACGTGGGTGTAACCCAGGGCTTGAGACGCACGAACCGCTGTGCGTTAGCTTTGCACAGGTACGGACCTCGACTGTCCTGGTCGCACCAGGGCTTGGGCGGGATAACCATAGGGAGCGTGTATGTAGATGAGGCCTCAAGGACCTGTTGCGAATTTGTGATCCATTGGGCCGCTTGGTCGCTGAGGCTGTAGTGGACAGCCCTACGTGTCTTGGAGACCTGTACCATAAAGGTTTCTACGAGGCCGCTATGACTGAGAAGTACTCCGAGCATAATACCCCCAAGGGCCACAGCTTGTCCAGGCTCCAAGGTGTCACACGTTATACCTGAGTTCTCAGTGATGAACACGTTGAGTAGTCTTCGGCGTTTTCCCTCGGAGGTCTGACGACTGTCGAAGTCTCGACACAGATTCCGAACGTAGATTCCACCACTGTCCACGGCTGCTGTGTAGTCTCCGATCTGAGCGTACAGCAGGAGCTGCTTCGCCAGCATGTTGCACAAAGATGCGTGACGTGTTGGGCGTTTAGGGTTCCCTTTTATCTCGCGGCAGACTGATAGGCCCCTAGTAACCGCTACCCATGCTATGGTCGCTGGGGTCAGCTTAGGGTTACGTTTGACGAGGTCTAACAGGAGCTGGAGGCCCAAGCTGTTGCGAGTCCGCTTGGTCTCTAGGAGCCTTTCGTACTCAGGGGTCATGTTAAGTACCGCTTGCTTTACGAGCTTGGTGAGGGCTGGATCGCTGGCCCTTCCCTTTATTGCTGTCTCGTATTTGAGGCGGGCAGCGGTGATGCCGTACCGCTCTACCTCTAGCTGCCTCTCAATCATGGTGGGATCTGGCAGAACTACAGGTGTAGCCCAGATCTGAGAAGTGGTTGCCATGTGTAAAAGTCCAATTTTGTTGTGGTGACTACAGTGGGCGTTTGTGACAAACCCGCTACGAAAGCTGCTACAATCCTAGCTTTTGTGCGGGTTTGTCACAGGGGGCTGCGGGATCTGGGATCCCGATTAACACTACACCTCAGATGTGGGATCTAAGGTTTCCTGTGTAAATGGGGCCTCCAGGGCATCACGGATAAATCCCGCAATGTCCTCTATCATAGGTGTGATACCTGCTACAAGATCGTTGCGTACACTACGCGACACTTGGCCCTCCCAGTCCTCAGGCTTCTCCCCAGATTCGGGAAGCAGGCTTAAAAATAGGCGGTCGTGGCGTAGGTCGATCTCGGCATAGCGGTCGGTACCGAACTCAACGGTGATAGTTACATTGGAGTGTGGCATGTGTGTCCTTTTTAAGAGGGTACAAAGCAGCCCTTGTGCCAACAACGGACGCAAGGGCTGCTCGGGGGTCTTTGGGGCTTTGGGGTATCAGAAGGCGACAGGTACGTGTCAGGTGTTGATGGCCTCCAAGGCCTTAATGGCATTTACGAGGTCTTCGTCTCTCAGGTGAATATAACGCTCTGTGGTTGAGATACTGGCATGTCCCGCCAATTTCTGGACAACCGCTAACGAGATACCCCGCTGTACGAGTCTACTACAGAAGGTGTGACGCAGACTGTGCACGACAAGTTCCACATCTGTAAGGCCTAACTCCTTTCGAACAACACGTTGCCACTCCCGCTGGGCTTCGTGGCGTTGTACGTTCAGTCCACGTTCAAGAACCTCGCGGACCCTTGGGGTCGTTGGGACCATTCGGCTCTTTTTGCCTTTTGCGATGGCTGCTGTGACTGTAACACTGGACAGGTCAGGGGCTACGGTTGTTCCTCCGTCTTGTATTGCGATACCTTCACCAAGACGGAGACCTGTGTCGAGGAGTACGATGTACAGATCCCGAACCCGAGGACAACACAACGCCAAGATCTGGCGCTCCTCGTCAGGGGTCAAGAAACGTAAGCGTCCCTCAGGCTCTTTGCGCATCTGAAGGGCTGGAACACGGTCTATGACCTCCCACACTGTGCACGCTAACGACAACAAGGTNCGAAGGGCCGCTAGGTGCCTGTTGATCGTAGCGGGCCCTAGGCCNTTGGTGTGCAAGNTGCCTTGNAGCGCTTGNANCTTNGCNGACGTTATNTCGTCAAGCCTAAGGTCCCCNAGGGCCGTTATGACTACTCCGATCTGAGCGTAGCTTCGGTCACCTGTGCGGTTGTGCTGCCATCGTTCGTTGTAACATCGGTCCCGAGCCACCGACAGGAGTGGGGCCTTTGGCGGCTCGGGGGTTGTTGGAGCCAACAAGGCTTCTCGGGCCTTTTGAGCGTGAAGGACCCGCAGGCGCTTAGAGGCCTCAGGTTTGCTTGGGGTCTTAAGGCTGACTTGGTGGCGGGTGCCGTCGATCTGAAAGCTGCCCCACCACGTATTTTTGCGTTTGTAAAGGGTCACAGGGATTCCTCCGCTTTAAGGGTCTTAAGCCGCTTGCGCAGTAGTTGCTCCATGCGTCCTGCGTGGGTACAAGGTGCGTAGTACTCGTCACAAGTCGGAAGGGCCTCCTCGATCTCCGCGATCTCAAGGGCCTTTGGGTCCTCAGGGACGTAAGGCTCGGGCACTTCGTAGAGAGCGTGCGCTATGACGTTGCCCCAGATGTAGTCGCTAGGATCACTGGATCTATCGTTGGTGACTGAACCGTCCTTGTATGTGAACCAATAGTGCCCTGGGGCCTTGTGGCGCCCTGGGGTCCAGGTTATTTCTAGGGGTGGTGTGGGTGTCATTGTGTCATCTCCGCTCGTAAGGCCTCAAGGATCCGTTTGGTCCGCTCAGGCTCCAAGTCCTCTTGCTCGTCCCAGAACACTGCGTAGATGTGGTCTTGGTCAATCTTGGCTAGTTTGTCTAGGGCTCTGTGCATCTCGACCTTGTCCATTATGTCCAGGACTGTGTCCTTTCGGCGGATAGGCGGAGCTGGGAACGGAGGAGCAAGGCCTGCGATTAGAAGGGGGCTAATAGCAAACATCAGCGGACCCCTGCACGGATCGGAGCGCCTGTCACGCCCGTCAGATGGTTGTTTAGGTGTTGGTTGAGACCATCTGCAATAGCGGTGGCATCGTCTCCACGCTTGGGCCAAACCCACACGATATCAGAGGGACACCCATCTGAGTTATCTGTGTCACGTTTGCATTTGCCAGGGTTGTAGCCGAGGGCCGCTTCTAGGGCCTGGGTGATCTCTAGGTCCGTGTGGACCCGAGACACTCCAAGCAGTATTACACGAGCTTTCGGGTTATTTTTCATTTGTTGGATCCTGTGGGTAAATGTTGAGGAGTACTTGGTGGGCGATCTTTTTGCAAGGTTCGTACATAGCCTCAAAGGCCTGTCCGACTGCTGCGTCCTCTCGGTGTGACAAAGAACTGAAGAGGTCGTCCAGCATCTGCTCTAAGAGGTCAACCCCTGTCATACTGTCCTGCCCTAGAGCTATGACAAACTCAAGGGGCAGTTCGTGATGCGGAGTAGGGTCGGTCTCTCGTGCAGACACCCAAGCGTTACGCCACTTGGCGATTACGTCCAGAACTTGAGACTTTCCAACAGCTAACTCACTAGACGTGAGGGGAGGGGTCATCATGTATATCTATCCTTTGTACAGGGGTTCTATGTCTCCAGTTCCCATCATTTCATCTAGTAGTTTTCGGCCATCTTTACCAACACTCAGGGCGTGTTCACGAGACCCTAAAAGAGGGGAGAAGTCACGCCTAAGTAGTGACGCGCCTTCAAGGCCCTCAGGACCCTTTCGAACACTCAAGATCTGAACGAATCGGTGGACACTGTTGACAGACGTCCGAGGAAGGAGACCTGCCAATTCAGCCACCGATAGCGGCGCTAGATCAAGGTTTCTGGAGCTTTCGATCTCTGCGACCGTAAGCCACAGGTGAAGACACTCAATGCTGGTTGTTGGGGAGATGCTAGACCACAGATCAAGACTGCGACGAAGTGAAGCTGGAGATAAGGTTTTCATAGGAGGGGTACCGGGCTAAAGGTTGGGTTTCCCGTGTTTTTTGCTGAGTGATACCATAACTGGGTTTTGGTTTGATTCAAGGGGCCCTCTAGGCGGCCCTTGGGCCTAGAGACCTCCAGATCCCTGGTAAGGAGGTGTGGAGGTAGACTAGGTTGAAGGGGGCCTAGAGGGCCT